GTCGATATCGTAGACAATCAGCGGTGTGATGCACCGGCCACCGGCTCGCATAGTCGCTATCGCATCAAACACACGGCGCCCGGACGTAAGGAATGCTTCTTCCGGCGTACTGGGGAACTCCTGCTTCATCTCTTCGCCCTGGGTACGCTCTTTGCCGATGTACCACTGCTTTTGTCCGTCGGACAACACGATCCCCATGCGCTGCTCAACCGCGGCAAAGTACTCCTGGTGGTATTTGCTGAGACGCAGGCCGCCTGCCGAAACCGGCGCGCTGTATTTCGGGTCGTCGTACCAGGGATAGAAGTGGAATTTGAAGTCCTGGTTAGTGAGGTCCAGACCGGCCTGCTCCAGCTCGATGGCCGCCGTACACATCGAGTGGTAATCACCACCCACGCCCTCGGCAGTTGACTCGTCAAAGATGATGCACTCTTCCGCCACTGCGTTAAGCGTACCGGTACGCAGTTCCTTCGCTTTCGCCGGGTACTTCGCGCAAATCTTGCCATGCTCTGAGATGTGCAGACGCTGCACGGTACCGGAACGGAACGACGTGGCCACACCGATGCTGGAACCATGACCGAACAGGATAAAGCCACCGTTAGCGCCACTGCGGCGCTCCACCACAGTGAACGACGCACGCAACCAACCAGGCAGATTGTCGAACGGCACCGCAATCTTGGTACGGAATATCTCGCCCGCTGCCCCCTTGTCTTGCGCAATGATCCCGCACTTAAGATGTGGTGTGAAAAGTGCCTGATCTAGCAAGTAGATATCAATGCTGGTGGAAAATCCCAGCTGGCGCGCCTTGAGGATGATGTTCTTGTTATGCATGTTCCGGAACAGGCGGCGCTGCGCCGGACGCATACGGAACGTGACAAGGTTGCCCTTCTCGTCCTGAATTTTGTACAGATTGTTGAGTCGCCACCACGGGTTACTGAGATTCAGCAGAATGAAGCGCTGCTGTTCTGCCTCAGTCATGCCGGACATGTCCGGTTCACAATACTGCGGATCACTCTTCCGGGTAGTCATTGATCCTCCCGGTATTGTTCATTGCCTGAATGTCGGCAACGATAGATGTCATCGGCGTGGTGACACCCTGTTTCTGACTGGTGAGGATGTCGGTCTCAGCTTTCAGTTTTGCGGTGGCTGCTTTGATACGTAAGGTATCAGCGATCACCTTCGGCACAGTTGCTGCGTAAACATCCAGCGTGCTGAGCGTCCGCTCTATCGACTCAATGCGCCCGATATTGCGGTCCAGCGCCTGTTCTGCCTGCAGGATTTTGCCGTAAAGCTCAACGCGCACTTCAACGCTGTCGGCCTTCGCCATATCGTCAAACATGCGCTTCATCGTCGTAGTGACTGATAACGCCCGCGCACGGCAGAAAACCAGCTCGTCGATCAGCGCCATCTCGCTGGCGTGATCAATCAGGCCGTCAGCATCAAGATACTTCGCATAGCCGCGGTGTTTTACAGCTGCGGTATTACGCTCCTGAAACGCGTTTGTTGGGGCCAAGGACCGGGATCCGCGAATCCGTTTCGTTTCCGGCTCTTCTGCGCAATTATCGTCGTTGTCAGGGTGGGATGATTTTTGCGGGGAACCCTCGTCACTGCTGGGCTCAGGCTGTTTTTTTTGCGCACTTTTGCGCACTTTTTTCTGCGCATTTTTTTGCCCAGCTTTGCGCATTTTGATATGCCTGCGCGCGCTGTCGTGGCTTATTCCGTTCTGCGTACACCAGTCCTGCAATTTGATGCCAGTTTTGGCGTGTGCGCGCTGGAATTCCTGCTCCAGCTTTTTCCAGTCCGTTTTCGCCATATCAACACCCAGTAATCATTGCTCAACGCCAACGCAGAGCAATGACAACTATTTTCCGAGCGGCATTCCAGTTTCTAACTGTCAGGTTTGAATTATCCGCACACTGGAGTAGTTTCCGGATGAAACAATTAAGGAGACACATCATGAAGGACTCAGATATCTATGCGCTGTTCGCGGCAAATCAGCACGCCATTCTCGCTACACTTCTCGTCGTGGCAGAATTGAGTGGGATCTCGCAATCAGAAATACGCGAACAACTTGAAAAATACAGATCAGACAATTTGTTCACCGATGCTGCTCTTGAGCAGATTACCCGCGCCTTGGATAGGAAAATTCACTAACAGAGAAAGAGCGCCATCGCAATGACGCTCTGCAGTCGCTACTTAAACGCGTGAACAACGGCGCGGAACAGATAATCTTTAACGCGTTGCGCGGCAGGAAGTTGATCATATGGCATCACGTATGGATGCTCTTTCTTATCGGCATCTTTGACCGGGCCGTATTTCCAGCCTTCAAGTTGTTTCTGCGCCAGCCAACTTTCATGAGAAGCTGCCGGATCATGGTCACCCGTCAGGTGGAAATTGACACCATTGGTGGCGCTATCACGCTGCCAGTCAGGGGCGTTTTCCCACGTTGGTTGAGAATCATCTCCATTAGCCTGGCAGTACGCGCGATTAACTTCGTGAGCAATGCGGGCAATTTCGACTAAAGGGCTGCGCGGCCTTTCGCTCATCAGGCGGTAGGCTTCCAGCTTCCACAGTTCTTCAAAACTGTTGTCGTAGCTCACCTGCTGGCCTATTTCTTCACGCCAGTTTGCAGGGTCAATGCACGTTGCAGGCTTGCCGACGACAACGAAGCCGTTATCCATCTTGATGCCGCAGAACATCATCTTCTGACCATTGATCGTCACTGTTTCGTATTCGACAGAATCAATGTGCAACTTGATAAGGTCCATGGTGACGCGGCGGCCAGTACAGCCAAGGACGACCATCTTTGCTTCTACTGCTTCAGGATTTTTAGCCATGCTTAAAACCTCCATTAGAAAAATTAAAGCCACGCATCGCGAGGCATTCTGTAGTTCAGGCGTGCTGAGCTTTATTCAGTCGCTGCGTTGGTAGTCGTCTGTTGAGTGCAGGTGCCATCACCGGAGTTAATGCAACCGCCGTTCGCCGTGGTGGCGCTCGTGCCAGCCGCAATACTGACGTGTTTTGCTGTTGTGCCGTTTGCCGTCGTCACTTCGGTGTAACGGGTGTTGCCGGTACAGGCAGTCAGTGCCGCGCAGCCGAGAGCCGCGCAAGCAAATGCGAGTGCAATTTTTTTCATTAGGATTTTTCCTTTAACAGAGTTTTATGCTGAAAACCGGCAGGGCGCCGTAGGAGTTTGCAGAATTTTATAGATCGCGGTTCTTTGATGCGCCTTTCAGGTCCAGGCCCAACTTGCCCGCTATCGCCACCACCACAGATTTCAATCCGTGAGTGCCAAGCAATCCGATAAACAACACCGCGAAATCCAGCGATACTTTAAATCCGTAAATTGGGGGCATTAGCTGGATATACGGACGGATAGCGCAGTAGATGAGCGCACAGGCAATAAAATCACCCAGCATATAACGAAAGTGCGTCCTACCACCCAGAAGCCAGCGAGCTGCCTCACCGGCAACCAATGCCAATCCAACCTTTACGGCTTCGTTGGGAGCTGATAGCACGAGGACCAGCCACTGCCAGAGCGTGATATTTTTGTGGGGCATGATTTCATCCATAAAAAAGCCCACACAGAGGTGGGCTATATAGCAAAAAACCCGCACGAGGCGGGTTTAGGGGAATGTGGCTATTGTTGGGATTTTCGTCCCGAGATCGCTTTGTGTCAACTCTCGCGATTCGCTGCGAACAGTTCATTTAGCTGCACCGCCGCGGCACAGGCGTGTTCTGACAGCCACCATCGGCATTCGTCCATGACAAACCAAAGGCCTTCAATGTCTGATGTGTTGGCACTAATATGCCTAACGACATCGCGATGGGAAGGGAAAATGTGCTTATCACCATTACAGGCTGGGCACATGCCATGCTGAGGAAGAGTTATAATGCCAGTGCCTCGACAGCGTGGGCACTGCGTAGATGCCGCAGCGTGCGCGATAACCCACTCGTTGATGTGCTTCTTAGCCATAGCGATCTGCTCTTCAAGGTATTCTATCCGACTTTCACGGTGCTCTTTCACCAGTGTCTTCTTCAGAGCTTTAATTCTGGTCGCGTTCCGGCGCGCGTATGGTCCGTAGAGCCTGTGCAGGTGCTGAAGCGTTCGCAGTTGGCTGCTAAGCGGAACGTGAAACTGCATATCTAACAGAGTCTGGCACATTCGGACCATCAGCTCGGCATCTGTAATGCCGCGTTTCGTCGCAAAGTCTCTCGCCCATTTAGTGACATTGTCACGTAAAGCCTTCTCCTGCTGCTTATCGCCCCGGTACTTCACCATAATGAGTTGATAGCCTACAGGATTGGAACGCTCTACTGTCGCTAGCATTGCCGCAATGTCATCCCAGTGAACGGAGGAACGCCCCCCACTAACGCCCAACTTAGCCGTGCGTGGGTCGAAAATTTTAATCGCTGCTTCTGTGCTCATTGTTGCATCTCGCTAACCGTGGTCGCAGATATTATTGCACATAATGCAACGATTGATTTAATTAGTGCATAAAATGCAATATATCATGTATAAAAAAACCCTCTCGAATCCGAGAGGGCTGGGTGTGGAACTGTGCAGTATATTTAAGTTGTTATGTTGGCATTGGCCCGTTAACAATTTTACTGATCGTGCTTTGCTGTACGCCATATTGTGCAGCAAGCAGATCTTGGGTAAAACGCTTAGAATGATAGAGATGGTAAATCTCACGTTTAGCCTGCGCACTTAAACGAGAGGTATGTTCAACATTCGCTATACGAATCATATCATTATAAGCAGAAACATGGCGTTGCAATGCATCTTTGGTTCTGTTCAATTCAAGCAATGCGGAAGAAAATTTAACCGCGTCCTCATCAGTCTTAACGTTTGATTGCATAAGTCGAACTTGATTTTCAAAATTCGCCAAATGATGCTCCATTTCATGAATGGCTTGGCGAGCTCTAGCGAGTTCTTCTCGTGACACTTGAGTTTGCTGCTGAAAAACATACGGTTCGTAAGCCATGAATACCTCAAAAGAATATTTGGAATATTTTGCGATAAAGAAAATGTACCATAATATTCCAATTATTCAATTCATATTTTCAATGTAAGATTGGATAAGCTTACTGGCCTCATCAAACCCATAGCATACCTCCGCTCGATATCCTGCCTCTCGCAGCCGTTCTATCCACGCCAGCTGCGCCGCCGTAGGTTTACCCCCCTTCGCTTTCATCTCAATCCTCAGACCGTGCCACTGCCCGGACGGGATATCCAATATCAAATCCGGGTATCCAGCCTGGCCGCCGGCGCGCTTAAACTCACTGGCAGCCTTCGGCCCGCGCTTACCCTCATTCGGGACGTGTACCAAGTAGTCGCCCACCCGGTATCCGTTGATAACTGTCAGTGCCGCCCACTGGATCAGCGCTTCCTGCTCCAGCAGCTCAGCGTTGCCGCGCACGCGGCGTGCCCCGTTCGCAGTTGGGACCACTTTTGCCCGGCTGCCGACGGCGGCCAGCATATCGATGGCGTTCTTCACTACACACCTCCCATCACAATGACACCCAAACCCAGCGCACGGTGCTGCAACCGGAGAATATGTCCTAACTGGCTGCCGTGCTGGCGCTCCCACGCCGACACATTGTCGTGCAGCTCACGATGGCAGATGCGGCACAGCGGCATAACGTGAAAATCGCCCGCCTTCGTGCCGGTACCGCCGAAGCCGTGTCCAATTATGTGGTGCGGGTCATCCCCAGGCTTTCCGCAACCGCAACACCGCTGGGCTTTAACCCAGTCGGTATACTGGTGACACTCCCACCGAGGGATCTTTGGACGCCGCATATACTGCGCTGGCGCGTCAGATTCGACGGTTACTCTCAATACTGGCGTTTCCTCGACAGCGGTCGCAATCATGCCTTGAGGATCCGGCGGGTTAACCTGCAGGTCACTCTCTCGGTATACCGATTTGAACGGCTCAGCATCCGGCAAACGAAGAATGCGCCGTATTGCACTTTCCGGCAGCAGCTCAGCAATGCGGTTAACCATCGCCCAGCAACCGACGTCGCTGACGGTGATAATATGGTGATCGGGGTGTTTAAAATGTATACGAATTGAATCAATCACATAGCGCGCGGCATTATGCAGCGCGATAGCCGACACCAGCGCTGGCGGTTGGTCCACCAGGACACGGTCATGATGCCAGCACAGGCGCAGGAATGAATCTTCATAGCGTGAGTTCGTCAGTTCGGTGTGGTGGTATTCCCCTTCACCATGCGTCCATTGGCATGCGGTACAATGATGTTTCATCCAGCGCTGGAACGTTCCTATCTTCGCCGCAGTTTGAAGCACCTCTGGTTTCATCCAGAACAGCGCAAATTCAGGATCCTCCACCAGCGGTTGTTCTTCGGTCAGTAAACCGGGCTTCCGCCCGGCCTCCTTTTCTCCCGCCGGGGTAATCACCACCGGACCGTAAAACGCAGTCATCAGTGATCGTCCAGGAATCAGGATAACCTGCCCCAGTTCGCGGACGACCACCGGGTTAAGCAGAAGCCTCATGCAGCGGCCTCTTCTTTCAGTGCGCACAATTCAGGAAGATTGGCCCGAACCAACGCCTCAGCAAATGGTGGCGGCACGGCATTGCCACACCTGGCAACTTGTTTGTCTTTTGCGTACTTCACGCCGCGATAGTCCTGATCGATTACATACCAGTCAGGGAATCCCTGGGCTTTGTACAATTCATGTGGTTGCAACATGCGCATGCCTATATCGACAATGCGGTAGGTTATGCCGTCAACGTCTACCAGTCCGTTGCTATCCTCTCCGCAGTACTTACGAAGGAACGCCAGCGCCTGCGACGCGCGTTGTTCGTCATAGCCCTGAGCTGCCAGGGTAGTTTTCACCTCCCCAACATGCAATCCACCGGCCGTGACAGTCGGCATTGGCGTATCAGCGCGCTGCCCGTCACGACATGTGCCACGCAACTTAACGAGGTGAGATGACACAACAGCATGATGATCAACGGTGGTGACAGAGTGTGCTGGTTCGTCCAGGCTGACGCCCGGCCCAGTATAGTTTCCACCGTAATGCTTCGCCAGGAATGCACTCACCGTGGCGAATTTATTGCCTCCGGCAGTGACTGTTCCCAACGGGTTGTCCAGTTGAAGCACACGCGGTTCCTGGCCCGGACGCTCGCCATATCCCATCTGAATCAACGTTGGTGTCACCAGTTGCGATTTACCGCCGCCGCCTGCGGTAATCGTTGCGCTAGGTTCATCAGCACGGTGCCCAACGCTGGCTCCAAATTGCCGGGCAATGACTGGCGCAACCAGGCAAGCTCGGGACTGCCTCAGAATTGTGTGAGCAGGCTTATTCACTGGGCGAGGCTTCGCCTGATACTCGCTACCGCCATTCCCAGCAAGGAACGGCGTAAGCGCCGCCTCTACGATGCCAAGTGCATGCCCGTTACCGCCAGGTCGCGCCGACGTGCCAGCGGTGACGGTTGGCACTGGTTCAGTTACTGGCTGCCCGGTAGCTCCGGTACGGAACTTCGTCAGATGCGGAACCGCAATCGCGTACCCTGGGCTTTTCGTAACCGTCTGCAATGGCTCGCCTAGCGCCTGCCCGCGGAAACAATCGTAGCTCGTCCTGGTGCTGGTGTGATTACATTTCACAATAAACGGCGATGCGCTATCGATAACAAATCGCTGGATCCCCCTGGCGATGCGCTTCAGGGTATTTTCAGCAAGACCACGCTTACGACTGAATATCGAAGGCGCAGTGATTGACCAGTCAATGCATTCTGCCGCCGTCCGCCATGGTGCTAATTTTCCGGTCAATACAGCTTCGGACTTAGGATCACCATGGGTGCCGGCGGGCCAGATAACAGGCTTACCGTCACGTCGCATCACCATAAAGAACCGTTTCCGGATTGTCGGGGCGCCGTAGTCACATGCCCGCAACTCGCGAAAGTCGACATCGTAGCCAAGTCCGGCCACCAAGCGGGCGGCATCTTCACCGTACGGGTCCAGGTCCAGAAATTCACAACATTCAGCCAGTGCAGGATGGTCAGGGTGAATGCCGGTACTTAGCATGTCAACAAACGCGCGGAACGTTTCCCCTGCTCGCACCGGGTCGGGCCTGCTATAACCTGGCAGGATCGGACCGATGAAGTCCACCAGCAATGTTTCGGGCAAATCAGGATTAGGTGGGGTGTCGATCAGCGGCCCCCACGTCTGAAATTCTTCAACATTTTCGAGCATGATGACGCGAGGTTCTTTCTTCAGCGCCCAGCGAACGGCGATCCATGCAAGTCCGCGAATCTCTTTCTTCACTGGTTTAGCGCCTTTCGCCTTACTGAAATGACGGCAGTCGGGACTGAACCACGCCAGTGTGACCGGCAGACCGCCGCAGGCGGCTACCGGGTCAACGTCAAAAACAGATTCGCAAAAATGCTGTGTGTCAGGATGGTTTGTCGAGTGCATTGCGATAGCGTTCTCGTCGTGATTGATCGCAATATCCACACTACGCCCGATCGCCAGCTCAATGCCGGTAGAAGCCCCACCACCACCAGCAAAGTTATCAACTATCAGACCGTTCATTCGCCTGCCCCCATTGATACAGCCAAGCCGGTGGCAATTTGCACCACATCAGCCAACGAATGGCGCTCAAGGAAAAGACGATTGATATTCGCCTTCAGTTTCGCCTGCAGATGGACAGGAAACGCCACTGCAGGAACTATAGAGCCAAACACCCTTTCAACCTCTGCCGACCATACTGTTTCCATTGATACCCCAGGTAACGTGATGGCAGCCGGGGTTGATTTAGCTGGCCCATGTTTCGAGGCTGGATTAAATCCAGCCGGAGACAACTGGACGTCGCTATCACACTGGTTGCCCCAACAGTCCCAACCGGGCGCAGCGGAGCGACTGAATAACTCAATGCGGGAAACATCCCCGTATAGCAGCTCCAGGCGGTGGCGCGCTTCCCATGGCTTCTGGCTATGCTCGCCAAGTGGGCTGTAAATCACCTGTTTAATGCCTGCGTTTTCCCGCTCCAGTCCTTTCCCTCTGGTGGCGATAAGCAGATCCTCTGTATTGGCGCGGGTATGGTTGCCGCCATTCATGCGAGTTTCAGCATTGAGTACGTCAAGAAAGTCGTAAAAATCGGTGATACTGCCTTCAGCCAGGGCTTTATCTACGCGCTGGGCAGCCAGTTGATTCAATTTTACCCACGTAAAGCCCTTCATCGTGCGGACTGTAAACCCCCACGCCTCAGCAAGCGCCATCGCTTCCTGATTGTGCGTACCGGTGTACCACATGGCCAGCACTGCGTTTTCCGCGGCGAGCTCCCAAACAGGGAGTCGCTTCAGGTCAGTGATGCTCATAGTTGGATAGTGATCGATGGCGGCGCCGTTGCTAATTGTGTTGCCATATGACCACGGCGGATCCGCATAGATTAGTTGGTACATCAGCGTGCAGCCTCCGCGCCAGCGACGATTGTGCGCGTGCCATCATGGCGAGGTGCAGACAGCACACCTTTGGCTTCCATCGCTTCGATAATGCGCGCCGCGCGGTTGTAGCCGATGCGAAAATGGCGCTGAATGGCGCTGATCGTCGGACGTGCGGTATCGAGAACAAAGCGAATGGCATCGTCGAGCAGCGGGTCTGTATACGAATCGGTGTACTCTTCTTCCGGGATGATTTTCTTCGATTCACCACCCAGCTCTTTGACCAGGTCCGCGATCAACTTCGCCAGTTCGCCGGTCAGCAGCATCACATCAGCGTCAAAGCGCGCGCGGGCATCTTCAGCATCGTTGTTCTGGTCCAGGAGTACGTCAGAGAACTTGATACCATTCAGGCCAAAATCGTCGGTTAACGTGAAATCAATGCGACCATCCATCCAGCCCAGATTCAGACGGGTAACGACTTTGCCGGCGGCCAGGTGAGTGGCGATCTCTTCGCTATTCAGTTCCTGCTTTTTGCAGGTCAGCTTACCACCGTCGGCAAGAACAGCCTGCAACACTGCGGCATCACCGAGATCAAAAGCCTGTGGCGCCCGGCCCTGTTTCACCCATTCGGTGAGAGTCAGCTCAATCGGGGTATCCATGGTCAACGGCACAACCGGCAGGCTGCCGAGAGTTTTACGCAGCAGCGCCAGCACATCCTCGGCTTTCTTCGCGCTGCCGGTGTCCACGGCGATCAGGCTACGGGCGGTGTCAATCCACAGCCAGGTATCCGCCATGCGAGTGAATGCGCGCGGTAACAGCGAGTGCAGGACTTCATCCTTCAGGCTGTCCTTCTCGGTTTTCTTCAGCTTACGGCCCTGTAGCCCTTCCAGCTTCGCGATTTTCGCCGCCAGCTCTTTCCTCAGAACTTCACCCGGCAGAATTTTCTCTTCCCGGCGGTACATCAGCAGGATGTGACCACCATTGCAGACATGGAAAAGCTGCTCAGCTGTGTCGCCCAGTGGCGGTACCCAGCCGGTTTTCGCCGTATCCTGGCTGCCGCACGGCGCGAATGCCATAGCGCTAAGTTGGCTCTGGAATGTCGCCCTGTTAAATTTAACGTTACGACTCAGACGGTATAACCGCAGGTTTTTCAGATTAAACATTTTGCTAACCTCATGGTTTAGTTTCAGGTTTATGCGCTGGTCAGGCGCGGGATCTCGTGTTTTCGTGTTACTTCACTCGTCTGGGTAGCCCCAGGCGCTTTCGTGTCTCTGCGATACGCTGCAGAGCATCTTCAGGCTTCATCGGCGGGCGCGGCTTTTCAGTCAGCACCAGCACTGGTTCGGGGATCGGTTCGCCACGGCGGATTTTCTTCTCCATGCCGATAAGCTCCTCGCGGGCGGCATTCAGCAGCTCTTTATCGGTCCAGTTATGCGATCGCATGCCGCTGTACAGCGCAATGACCATCCAGTAGTGCGCCGGATGCTTCCACGGGAAAGCCGCAGGTGATGATAGGTAGCCACGCTCAGCGCAGTACCGATGGACCAGTTCAACCAGTTCTTCATCAGACGGAAGCCCGGCGACACGCAGACACCCTTCACGGCACCAGGCGACAAACTGGCCCGGCGATGGTACCCATGGTGTTTCCTGCTGGCGGGCAATCTGCATACCGGCGTTCACCTGGGCAATGGTGGTGATCCCGTTCTCCGCAAAGGCCATCATCCAGGTACGACGGAACTCGTTCAGATCGTCCTGAGTTTTGATATGCGCGGTGATTGCCGGGAACGTGGCACGCATCTGACGGAACAGGTCGTTGAATACCGGCGCGGCCTGCTCTTCGAGTTGCAGTTGTTGAGGCTTACCCTGCGCGGCCAGCTGGCTGAGTCTGGCACTGTCCTGGTGCTGGATAGCGCTTTGCATTGTTTGCATAAGATTTTTCATCCCTGCACCCCGCTCAGCACGCCATCAGCCCAATCAGTGTTATCCCAATCCAGATCAGAGCCAGCTTTGGCAGCCGATTTGCCCTGGCCCATTTGCGCGATCAAGGTGTCCCAGTGTCGACGTAATCCGGACGGGCTGTAAACGTTGGTCATCCAGAAGTGATGCTCATTGGCCCACACGAACACTTCGCAGAGCTGCCGATGCGTCACGTTCTTGGCGTTACGCAGCAAGCGAAGATCGTTAGCCCATTCAACCCAGTTGGGTTCAGACAGGGTGGCGTTGACTTTGAGGGCGCGTTTGTAGACATACACCGAAGCAACTACATCGTTCTGACATCCCCACGATTTCCCGCCAGCGGTATAAACCCCGTCGACAGCATCCGGGTTTCGCTCAAGAAATCGTCGAGTCTGTTCAGAAATTTTGGTCGGACGATAATTACAGATCTGTATGTCTAGATCTGTGTATAGATCTGTATAGAGAATAGGAGTGGCGACTTCGCCAGACCCAGGGAGTGGCGGATTCGCCGTTTCGGAGTCGCGCTTCTGCTGTTCCGGTTCGGCGGCTTCGCCGTTCCCGTCTGGCGATTTACCCTCTTTTTCTGGTTGATTTTCCGTCGCTGGGAATAGGCATTCGATCAGTGCATCGCCATCAAGATGGTAATGCTTTACCTTATCACCGTTACCAGTACGTCTGCTGGCAGAGCTCAATACATCCGGCAAATAGACTTTCGTCAGCTTATCAACCACTCGGCGAACCTGGTCAGAGCTAAGTTCAACCTCTTCACCCAGTTCTTCGTGTGTTTTATAGAACCAGCCATCATCTCGCGATGAATGCCCGGACCAGAAAATAAGTTGATTCAGAACAGCAGCCAGCTGATAAGCCTGCTGATCGCCGGCAAAGAAGCGCAGGAACTGCCGGGGCACAACCAGATTGTTCTTCTGCCCTGTAAGTGACTGTACTACGTCGAATATCCGGCTCATGTTCATTCCTAACTGTCCCGTCTAACCGGACAGGACAGTATTACCATTCAGTTGCTAACCGAGTGCTGTTGGTCGCAGCACGGCGCCGGGGAAACCCGGCGCGCTTAATGTTTTTTCTCGCTGCCGTTGTTCTTGATCAGCGAGTAAGACGCTGTCAGGCGATCAAAGAGCGCCTGCACTGCCGGTTCACCACCAGCAGCGCGGGTCTTTTCAATAATCACCTGCATAGCGACTGTCAGGGGTTGCTTGTTATTCATCACTGCCACCAGCAAGCCATGCATGATCTGTTGGGAGAGCCTCAGCCTTCAGGGCTCGACGGATTTCGTCAGCTAGGTCGGGATCGCTACTGGTCAGCTGGTAAACCAGATTTTCCAGTGCCAGATTCATCACGTCAGATTTGTGGGTTACGCCCTGATCACGGCACTTGCGTACCACAGCATCAACGGCAACACGACGGGCCGGAGTAACACGACAGCGCATGTCTTCGGTGCGCATGTCTTCCGGTGTAAAGCCGCGGGTTCGGCGCTGCGGCAAGCGTTCAAGGATTGATTTGGTCATGGGTATCTCGTGTTTGTGCCTTGGTTAAAATTCCCCGTGGTCAGCGGGTAATTTGGTCTGCGGAAAGCGTGAAAACTCAACGGCTTCAGCGGTGCCATTGTCGTATAGCGTGACAGAGATGACTCGGCGCTTTCTCAGTGCCTGACTAATCGCTGTCTGATTGCAGCCCAGCAATTTCGCGATCTCAGCTTGAGTGCGAATTGTTGCAAGATGGGCCAGGGTAACTACTTTCATCATCACCTCACAATTTTGAGTCCTTAAAATTACCATGCATACTAAAACAACTCAATACTTTTGGTGTTATGGTTTTAGTAGTAGATCTATTAAAATTTTCGAATGAGCAGAATACTTAATGACGAACAGAAAGCTGACGCGCTACGACTTAAAGCCCTCTATTTCTCACTGAAAAAGAAGCTGAGGCTCAGTCAGGCATCCATTGCGGACGATATGGGAATAACCCAGAGTGCCGTCGGTCACTACATCAACGGTCGCCACCCTCTTAACGTGCGAGCGGTATCTGCGTTCGCACGTATTCTGGAGGTCAGTGCAGAAGAGATAAGCCCGACCCTGGCGCGACAGATAGCTCATCAGGCTACGACGCTGAAAGATACGATCACTCTTGAGGATCAGGCGCGCAGAGTAATTGTTATTGGTCGAGCTTCACCGGATGAGTCAGGTGTGGCAGCGGGAGTCAGTCACTCCAAAGGCTGGTTAAAAATGGATGATGACAGTTCAAGTTTTGCCATTGAAGTCTCTGGTAATGGGTTATGGCCACGAATCAAAAGTGGAGAGTTTATTGTTCTGGAGAAAAGAATTCCCCCCGAGCCGGGTGATGACGTCGTAGTGGTTCTGAAAAGCGGCGCATATCTCTTTAAAACTCTGGTATCTCAGCGAAATAATGAATGCCAACTTTCCGATATAACGGGTAAAAGCGCATTGCCAGAGCTATTGCTGAGCGATGACATCGCTAAAATCCACTACATTTCCGCAATCGCTAAATCAAGCCGCTATTGTTTAGAATAATTTATTCGCTTCCGTTGCCAGGACTTTTCTCCACCCCTCCCCAATATACTGTTTTTATTTACAGCCTTCTGGTGCTTTGACGTGGGTCAAGGGGCGGTTTTTTTATATAACTAATTATTTATCACACAAATGAATCATTAGTCAGATGGGCTGTCTTTTAGACAAAAATAAGATTTATATTCGATAGATTTAGCCTAATAACATATTTTCATTGCCTGTAATATCTTTCTCCAGAGAAAATCACTAGGAGCACAGATGGAACAGATCATAACGTTACGCCACCTAGGCATTGACCTGCTTGTGTGGCGCATCAATGGGCGATTAGCAACGTCGCTTCACCCACTATGTGAAGCACTCGACATCTCTTCTGAAATTGAACTCACGCGCCTGCAAGCTACCCCTGTATTCAAAGAGCATATTCAGAAGTGCAAACATAACGGAGTGGTTCATCATTTTGTTCCTGTCCGTCTGTTGATTGGCTGGCTTGTGATGATTGATGAATCGGTTAAACCAAACTATCTCCCCCTTCTCCATCAATTGCAGAATACTGCCTCCATCGCGATCTGGAGCCTTTTCTATGGGATTTTATGCAACCCTCGGTACTACATTGACGGCAACCCTGATGATTATCGTTCTCGAAATTTTATTTATAACTGCCCTCTAAACGCAGTCCAGGAGATAGAGTTGTCCTGCTCCTCGCCAGCGGATCTAGCCATAGCAACCCTGCAGCAGCTTAGCGAGATTTTTCAGCCGCCTGGAAATAATCACTAAAAAATAAATTATCTTTACTAACAATGAGATATCTACATGTCAGGCTTTTTTAATACTTTTGGTGTTGTTTTATATTACCACCAACATTACTATTTATCTCAAGGCGGAAGCCCCTGCTCTTTAACAACGTGGATAGGTCGGTAGAACAAACAGTCTGAATAGACTGATGGTCTGGCACATGCCAGGGTGTCGACGGTACGAGTATCCCGGTGGCGGCCCACCGGGATGTGTCGGCTTAATGTGCAAGTAAGGGGATCACGGCCTTCCCACGTTAACGGAGAAACCGCGCCGAATTTCGAAATGCGGTTAATTCTCAACATGCCCGTAAAGTAATCGTATGGTGCAGCCTTGGTTGCCATCGCAAGCAAACGATGCGTTGAGATAAGGCCTGAAGATGAATAGCAGCCCGAATAGAATTACCAATACAGCAACTATTATGTTCCGATACTCACCTATTTTCTGATTCAGCTTCTTTAAGTTCATACGAACCTCAGGATTGGCCTTTGATATATGCAGATGAAACCGGATCCAGATACGGATTCACCTGACGGTTCTGAGTGAAAAGATCGTTACCCTGTTTCTTCTGCACTGGGTTATCACCTGGCTTGTCATAGTCTGCGCACGTACAGCTCGGCGACTCACTACCATCGTTACATTGCTCATAACCATCGCTTCCGCATGCCGCTACACCGCCGTGGTGTGAACAGCAACCGCTACGGGCAAATGCTGAAGTCGAGAGCAAACTCATAAGTGAAATCAATAAAACTTTTCTAATCATGTTATTTATCTATCAAATTGATTTAAAAGGATTTTAATTCTCACCTAGTTTGTGTGATGAATATTTGATCTGTGTTCAAAGCCCATCAAAAAGTCGTAGTTTCCCCCCTGCCGGCGCTTCCTCCATTGCCATTGGAGCTACGGCTTTTTGATGCGTTTTATTCAATAACACGAGGTACGAGTATCCCGGTGGCGGTCCACCGGGATGTGTCGGCTTAATGTGCAAGTAAGGGGACCACGGCCTTCCCACGTTAACGGAGAAACCGCGCCGGATTACGAAATGCGATTTATTTTTACCAGTGACTGAAAAGGACATAAAAAATCCATCCCTGTTACAGGCTGATGATATTGGTAAAAAGCAAGTGTCACTTTATTCAAATCGCAAGGAACCCATCCATGTGAGTATAATGGTCCGAAACCGCTAGCTATTAACGTGTTTACTACTGAGTTATTCAACAGCAGTCGGGAGTGTAAAAAAACACACCTTTCTAGTGAAAAGAGCACAAGATAATCATGCCAAAATGAAACCACAGAAAAAGTAGCACTACAATCAAGACGCGGTTTAAGTATTTTCAAAAGCTGTTCTGAATAATATTTGCACGATCTCATTATTTTATCATGGTGCATTATATTTTGTGTTGACGTTCCTGCACATGTAGTCCCGCCGCCTGGAGACATAATAATAAGACCGTTATCTAAAGAAATCGGTACTGTTACATTGTTTTTTCGCAGAAGCGCTCTTTCGGATGGCGTAAATTTGTCTCCACCTAAAAGTCCACGTAACACAAAAGGCTCAATTAAGTGTGGCCAATGGTCATAACATTTCTGAATCAATGTTGGATCTGAGAAAAGATCTTCGTGTCCAGAACCATGTTTATAAATACCAATAACATAAAAATCATCATTTTCTACTTTGGCTATCAGTACATATCCTGTTCTTTCTATAAAACCTTTATTCTTACCATGACGCTGTAATTTTTCTCCAAGGTGAAAATGATGAAAGCCAAAGTCATTTAAAAATGAATCATAAAATTCAATTCTTTTCAGATGAGTGCTTTGATATGAATTCAGGTTCTTTCCTAACTCAACCTTACGTAAAAAAATTCGAACGCCATTAAGGCGTTCAATAGGAATAGTAAAATCCTTAGGCAATTGAACTTTTCTAGGTCTTAGATCAATAATTCGCTTCATAGCATTGAGGTAAAGTATTAAATAGTTACCAATCTTAGGCTCCTGAGTTATTTTGTAACCTATTTTTATCAATTTCTCCTTGCATAGATTATTTATATCTTTAGACAAGGAAAATCTAATGTCTTGCATTACTCCTCCATCAGGATTCTGTATATCAACCATGGTTCTAGTTTACCAAAAAAGAATAGAGGGTACTGACAAATTCAGGCATGCACATCCAATTCCGATGAACAAGGGGGGGGTTGTTGCGGGTGTGCATACCTAAATTTCGCGAGAACAGCAAAGCGAGATGGTTCACGACGGTGCGAGAATCCCGGTGGCGGACACCGGGATGTGTCAGTTTAATGAGCAAGCTAGGAGTTCACTGCCATCCCACATTAGCGAAGAAACCACTCCGAATTATGAATTATCTTATCGTATAATTTAATATAAATTATTCTCATTATATGCCCTTCGTATACTTGACGAGTCACCGTTGATTGCATTCGCCCAGATATCGAAATCAGGTTCACATATACGTTCAATGTGTTGAGAAACATCATCCTCCCCAATAAATTCAAAGGTAACCACCTTGCCCGCTATCTTGGGGAAAAATCCATTTGTTATATTCTCAATATCATTCAGAAAATTATGCATATCAATGACAATATCGTCTAACAATTTGATAAATGTTTCAGTGATTTTTATCGCCTTCTCGAAAACAAGTCTATTCGGTCCTTCCAAAGAAGTAAAATCGAAAACAAGAGCCCCGTTCGAATCATATGAGACAAGCTTTTCAATTTCACCTAGCAATTCATTTCGAACAGCAGATAAATACACTAATTTGTTATACTGCCAAACCATTTTGCATATGTTGTCGATATCAGCCCAACCAGAAATTATTTTATTTGGGTCTAAAAAATACATATCCTCTACATTTTTAACATCAGGAAACTGAGTGGTTATCTCCTTAATCAGGAAAATTCGAGTTGTGACATTGGAATGATTACGCATGAAGTAATAATATTTTTTCTTTTCCGTCAGCAATGCTTGCAATGCATTTCTTATTTGAATAAGGAATGCATTTGTTTGTTTAAGCCTGATGGCTTCTGATAGTTTATTTTGCTGCCATTTAAAACTGAACCTTGCAATAAAATAACCGAGCAGCGCCGTTGTAACAACAGGTATAAAAGGAAATATATAACTTTTAAAAATTGAACTAGATTGATGTAGGCTATCTATAGCATCTACCAATGCTTTTGTATCTGGAGACATAGTCCCTCCTTATTAAAAGCAGAGCTTATATCACGGTGAGATTCTATTTTTTTGTGTCATTGAGGCATGCACATCCATTTCCGATAAACTAGGGGTGGTTTGTTGCGGGTGTGCATGCCTGAATTTCACGAGGTTAGCAAATGATCGTGCATATCGCGGGGCCAATGACCAATCGGCCCCAGTTCAACCGCCCGGCATTCTTCGCCGCGGCTGCCCGGCTTCGTGCCACAGGCAATATTCCCCTCAACCCCGCAGTTCTTCCTTCTGGCTTATCTCAGGCCGATTACATGTCTATCTGCATGGCAATGCTTCAGCGCGCTGAAGCTATTTACCTGCTTGATGGATGGAAGAACAGTGACGGCGCTGTCGCAGAATATCACCTTGCATACAAGCTGGGTTTGAAAGTACTGACGTCGCAAGGCGTCTCCACTCACAATAAAGAGGTTAGCAAATAATGAGTACACCAAACGGGACACTTACGGGCCCAGCTTTCGTAAGCGGCGTGGTAGTGAAAGATGAAGTGCGTCCGACTCAAGCTGCGTTAGACGCTGCGTGGGGCCACATCGAACAATTGAACCTGACTATCGAGCATTTGAGCGAGCGCCTAAAGCCCGCAACATGCCCAGTCCCTATTGAAGATGGTTGTGCCGGGGTGTCACCAGTACCTATCGTGTCGCCTCTGACAGAGAGCGTTCAACGCATCGGCTACGCTGTGGAAAACGCCCGCTGCCGCCTCGCAGTTCTCATCCGTAGCCTGGACCTGTAATTCAGTCCTGCTATTCACAAGCCCAACGTCAAAAGCGCTGGGCTTTTTTTATGGAGTTTTTATGTGGGGATTAGTTATTGCGTGCCTGGCAAGCCAGCCGTGCACTGATGAGGTGATTAACACCTATCCAACCGAAGAAGCGTGCACCATCGATAAACCGGTATATGCCGGGCGCAACCCGGAATGTCTGGAGATCGCGGGTTTTATCCGCAAAGGCGAGTACAGCGATATCCCGGCACCAGAATGAGAAAAGCCCCGGCGACCAAACCGGGGCTATCCCAACCAGCAGCGACCAAACCGCTGGTTACACGAGATACCAGACAAGGTTAGCAATTTGAATGGTATTGCCCCAAACGGAGAGTAAGGAGCAGGTGAAATATACATGAAAAATAACGTCGTAACAAAATCTATGGCGCGCCGGAATATTCGCCCGGCGGCAACAGCACTCGATCCATTCCGCGCCCGCCCTGCATGCCAGGCGACGTTTTCCCCGCGCTCACGCGCTTTACCCATGCCCCCGTCAAGCCAGCTGCGTTATCCGGTGGCCTTTGCCGCCATGCTTTGCTTCCTGGCACTGGGCTTCCTCAACTTTGCCATGATGGCGTAGGTACCCATGAAACAACAGCTGCAGTCCGTCCACATCATGCTGGACAACGAAACCCTCTCTACCCACCCGAACGCGCATATCGTGCAGACCGGCTTGGTTCACTTTTGCCCTGAAACGTTTGAAGTGCTCGGAACCAAAGTGATCAGCATGGATGCCAAACCGCAACCCGGCACCCACATTGATGTCGGCACCGTCTATTTCTGGTTTAACCAGCTTTGGGAAACGCAGCAGGCCGTTTTTATTCAGGATGAGGATAAGACCGTGTCAATTCAGCGCGCCTGCGGCGATCTCTATCGCTTTGTGATGGATGCCTGCCGGCATACCTGGGAAGAGGACCGCACACCAACAGTTGGTGATCTCCACCAGGCAGTACACATCTGGGCGAAGCCTGCGCGCTTTGATATACCCCAATGGGAGAACGCCTTCCGGCACGCCAGCATTGAGCAGCTACCATGGCACCGGCGGAACGTTAACTGCGTTCAGACCTGTATCAACAAAGCGAGCGCCAAAGGATTCCAGCTTAATTCCGTGCCCCTTCTGCCGGGTATCCACCAGCCGCTGAATGACTGCTATCACCAGATCAGCATTCTGAAGGCAATCTCGGAGTTCGAGCGTACCTGATGCCATTCGTAACCATCCCCGGCCTGGCGATGGTTAACTTCATCACCGACCACGCCATTAAGCGTTATATCGAACGGCGGCAGCAATCGCCTTACCTCATCATCGCCGACCTCATGCATGCGCGCCCCCTGACCAAGGGCCGGATGCGAAAACTGAAAACCCGGCGATTCAGCGGGCACAAGTTCCTGCGCACTCCCGACGGCTTCCTGTTCATTATTGAGCGAAACAAAGTCGTTACCTGCTACTACGAGAATACGAAGGTTAGCACCTATGCATACAGACTTACTTGTCAAACAACGGGTCCAGACCGGGATCCGATTGGCCGAACAGGCCGCCGAAATGGAACGAGGCGGCTACTTCTCAACAGCCTCGATGCTGTGGAGTAATGCGGCCAATTTCCCCTGCAAGCCCCTTAATCGTGAATGGCGCCTGAACCGCTCCCATTCCTGTTCTTCTCTTGCCGATTTACGTCCTGAACCTGAGGTGACAGAGTGACCGACACCATTGAAACAAACGTTGGTACCGTCCTGGGCCACTCTCTACGCCCGGTACGCTCTCAGCTTGAGCTGGCACTAAGCCAGACCGCCGGTACCGCACGCGCTTCCGTTGAAAGCGCGCTGGTGCTGACGGACCAGACTGAAATGCTGGTTATCGAGCAGTACAACCGGGAAATTGACGATTTCAACAGCCTGATTGATCACGCACAAACAGTTGAAGACCGCTGCATCGCGCAAGGTCTTGAGCTCAGCGGTATGAAAGACAAGATTTCTGATCTTGAGCTTGCCGCCGCCGAAGCCCGTGAAGCGGAAGAGACGGCGAAGGCTTATGTCACCGTTCTCCAGGGCGATAAGCGCACCTTAAAGGCTGAAAATGATCGCCTGCAGTCGATGAATCCGGAGCGACAGAAGACGCAGATAGTCAGTCTGAAGCAGACCATCACTGATAAAACCACCCTGCTCGAACAGCAAAAGCAGGAGCTGCGTAAGATTCGCGGAGAGCAGACCAAGACAAAAACCAACCTGGCACTTGCGATCCAGCAGAATGCAGAGCTCAGCCTTGAAAATGAATATTTGCGAGCCCGGTTGCAGCGTATCGACGGCGATGTTGAGCCTACCTGGTACCCTGCCGAGGATAATAGCGGTCTGCAATTCTACTTCTACACGTTCGGCTGGCGGTTAACGCTCGGCTCGACTGACCGCGACCTGCAGATCGACTTGCTACAGGACATCGACTGGCATATCGAGATCCGCACCAATTCAGGCATCTCCGTTCTCGTATCTGTCACACAGTGGTGCCGAGCGCGCTATCCCATCCTTGACCAGTTTAAAAACGCCTGGCCATCAGCGCTAGGCAAGGCACTTCATGCTCGCATCGCCGAACTGCTTCAGGATTCGCATCCTCACCTTGTTGAGCGGGCCGAATGGGCAATGGGTACACAGCTCAGTAGCCTGCCGCTACAGGATAAGTGGCTCAACCTGCTTAACGCATCCGGTATCTACAGCTTATGGACGGTCGTTAGCCACACCCCTGAAGAACTTTCTAACCTGGTCAAAGGTTTCGGTATAGCCACCGCCCGGCAGGTTCATGCTGCCTGCATGAATAGCGTCAAAGACTGGCAGGCCGAGAACTGGCCTAAAACCAACGCAGCCTAAGGAACAACAATGCTTTCCAATAAAACCAATGAAGAACTGATCGCCCTGGCGACAAAAATGGCAGGCTACAGCGACGCTGGCGCCGTGCTGAAAGAGATGGTGAAACGTTGCCAGGCGCAGCAGGAACTGTCGGAGCAACAGCACGAACAATCCCTCACCCTCGCAGCCGAATCCGAGTTAATTCGCCAGCATGCGCGCAAACAGGCCGAGGCGGTAGAAGAAGTCCTTAAGCTACTATCGGACAGTAATGAGCCAGTGTCTCCGGTGGCGCTGGCCGTCAGCGCCGAACAGTTGGTACCTACATTAACGCTCGATAACGTTGTTAATCAGATCCGCGCCGTCACGCTGGTGGACTTGCGATCGGCAATTGAAGTAATGCTCGCTGCAACCCCACGCATCAGCACCATTTCCGAGCTGGACAAGATGGCCTTTTCACATTGCGTGAACAGCGTGATAGCCCGCTCAATAGCCGAATTGCTTTATCTGCCGATCGGACCGATTGAAGTGGACCGTGGTGATGACGGCTACTGGCTCCATCCGGCGGCAGCATTACAACCTGACTGGGATGAAGGCACCAGCTCAGCGGAAATGCGCGATTGGTACAGTGCCCACGGGCTTGAGATGCAAACGGTGAGCATGGAGGATCAGCGTCCTAATCTTCACGAAAAAATCCTCGACGAAGCTGCGGACCTTCTGGACTGGAGCCCTGAACCGCCAGAAGGAGAAGACTGGTTCCTGTTCTGCATCTTTGATACTGAAGATGGCTATTTTGCTGAGTTCGCTCGCCGTCTCCCAGCCTGATGAAAGAGGAAAGCGGCCGTGCCGCTGTATGGGATCACGCAGCTGAAACCGGCATGCAGGGTCCCAACGGCCGTTTTCGCTTTCAACCACCGGGAAAAGTTATGCCCCCAGATATTGAGAGTTATTTCATTATTCTAAACTCCAAGGCTCAACAACCCAGGGATTCATACGTGAAGCAAGTGGTGCAGAAAACGCACCAGTAGCCATTTCAAACCTCTGAAACGACGGTACATAAAAGTCAGCAACGGAAGGATTGCCAACTTCAATTACAAAGTGTTCATTAATTAACTGTGCGGTTAACTCCTGACCTTCTAGCACATCATAAGGGCCAAATCGAACACACTGCATGATAATTAAAGCGCCAATAGCTTGAATACAACTTCGGAGGTCTGCTTTATTAAAATTTGTTACGCTATCATGTTTGGTTTGGTTATAAGCATCGTACCATGGGAGTGTTCTTGTGGGAGCATCTTGACTCCATAAATCGAATGGGCTGAATTCCAAGATAAATGGGTGGCTCACAAACTTAATTTTATATATCCCAAGCAAAAGAATATCTTTAAGTTTTACATAATCGCGCGTTGTCGGCCTTTCAATAGAAGGAGCTGCATCTTTCAAGTAACTAAGCCAGTAACTTTCGACCGCAGTACATGTCAGTATCAGAAGTTCCCGAAGTTTATGCCCATAGATATCCATAGAGCTCTCACAAGGCTCAACATAGAGCAATATATCTTTCAGCTTTTCTATAAGAATCCTAAGCTCTCGTTTCGATTTATTAAATTCCCCTTGCGTAACATCCAATGCCTTACCCACATCAACATTCAGCCCAGGTCTCCACACTTTTTTCTTAATAACCCCAACATCAGTCACAGAGTTAATCACTGTAGAACCCGGGTGATTTTCATTTATATAATCTGACAACTCCCCAGAGACTGTGGAATACAATACATTCCCTGGCTGAAATAAAGGAGAGTAGAATTCCCCGCACTTGGAATATATGGTTACAAAATCAACATCATTACTATAAGATGTTGCAAGATAGTTTACATCACTCATGGAAATCGTACATATTTTTGATTTCATTTTACTTTAACCTTAAAATAAATATGAGTAAATAATATATAGCGTATAATTAATTCAAACAACACATTAATAGAAGTGAATTATTTTCATTTAAATTCAAAAAGTTATTGCCCTTATGCCGTAAAATGCACCAGTTCTTAAAGATCAAGCGGGCAACATAAATTAGATAATTACTCTTCAACTACAAACTGTCCCGCCCTACCGCCACCAGCCTGAATAAACTCTGCCGGAGAAGACCATATCCGGCGGGCTGGGCTTTTGCGCGCGCAGGCGAGCAAAACACGAGATACAGACCATGCCTATCACACCGAGTATCGTCTTCCACGAAGAATGGGTTGTTGAAGCTAAATTGTGCGAAAAAACCGGACTGTCACAGCGTCAGGTCAGTGGATACCGAAACCATCGCTGGGTAGAAGGTATTCACTTCAAAAAAGTTCTCCAGACCCTAGGGGATGGAAAGTCACCACGCTGCACAGTCTGGTACAACTACCCTCAGATCAATCAGTTCGTGCAGGAGGCGTAGTTTGTTATTCCCAACCGGGGTAGAAATCCACAATGGCAAGATCCGGATAGTCTTTAGTTACCGCGGCAACCGTTGCCGAGAAACGCTGAAAGGCTGGGTCGTCAATAATGCCAATATCAAAAAAGCGGGCCATTTACGCGCAAAAATTCACAGTGAAATTCAGTTAGGCGTTTTCGACTACTTAGCACAGTTTCCTGATTCCAGAACCGCAAAGAAATATTACTCCACGCTACGAATCAGCACATTCCAGGAATTGTGCAAGGCTTACCATGACATGAAGGAACTGGAGATCACGCATGCATCGATGCGTAACCTGGAATCGACAATTTCCACCCTAACCCGCCTGATAGGCCCAACAACGCTCATTAGTGAAATCCAGCAGATGGATATCCTTAATTATCGCAAAACCCTCCTGACTGGCCCGGTGGTTAACGAAAAGCACCCTCACCTGAACAAAACAGGCCGAGCGCCAGCAACGGTCAATGAACAAACCCGCATACTCTGCGCAATGATGAAATTCGCCCAGGACAGCAACTTCATCAACCATAGCCCTTATGAAAAAATCACTATGCTGAAGCGCGCAAAAAAAGCACCTGATCCACTAACGAAGAATGAATACGCTGAGCTCATCAAGGCTGTACCAAAAACCACGATTAACTTATGGGCATTAGCTATCTATACCGGCATGCGCCACGGTGAGCTTTGCGCGCTAAGTTGGGATGATGTGGACCTTAAAAAGGGAACAATCCACGTACACCGAAACATCAACAACTACGACCAATTTGGGCCACCAAAAACAGATGCGGGGATCCGAACGATAACCCTGCTCAAACCTGCTCTGGATGCCTTACAGGCTCAATTCTCACTGACTGGGGAGGATGATAAAACCGAGGTAACTTTCCACCATCGGGAATACGCCAGCACGGAACAGCAGAAAATACGTTTCGTTTTTCGTCCGCTGAGGAACTCAAAGGAGCCGAACCCCTACTACTCTAAAAATGCTCTTCGTTACAGCTGGAAGGTAGGAATCGACAAATCAGGTATCCGTAAACGGGTGCCATATCAGTCCAGGCATACATATGCCTGTTGGGCTTTATCTGCCGGGGCAAATCCTTCGTTTATCGCAACCCAGATGGGGCATGAAAACGCGAAGATGGTGTATGAGATTTATTCAAAATGGATGAGTGAAAAGGACAAGGACGAAATCACTATGCTGAACGCGAAGATGCTGTAATTGCCCCCATAGTGACCCCAAATGCTTGTATACCCAGATTTTTTTCAATACTTTTAACTGGTTAGCACCCTGTTGTATAATGGTTTGCACTTTAACTAAAAAAACGAGTGCGACCATGATTGATATCAACCTGCCTTTAACCGATGTCCACCGCCATCTTGACG